GCCTGCAAAGATTGAAGCCAACCCTGATTTGAAGTTCGTAGGACATATCTTTGACGCTATTAGCTATCCGGTTGAATATTACTGGCAGATTGTAGCGTTTAACGAGCCACACGATACAGCGGTTGACCCAAGAGAACAATTTACGTTTAAACACATATTTGAAAGGAACTTACGCGATGACGAATAAAAAATACTACTTCCAAAGCCAAAACGGCAGCTTAAATTTTGTTTTGTATGGCACAAAGGAAGAATTAAAGGAAAAAATCAACACCGAATTGGGTGGCGATAAAGAAGAAGTCGTCAAACGTATTAAAGAACAGTTAGCAGAAGGCAAAGCCAAACTGGACGCATTAAAGTCAAAGGTTTTGGATTACGAAAAAGACCCTGAAGAATATTTGAAAACAAAGGCATTGATTGCAAACTATGAATTGGGTGCATATCAAGGCGAGCAAGAATTAAAGCGTGTTGAAGAATTAGCAAAGCCGGATTTAGTGTTTTTCGAGTTTGTTCCGGTTGATTTGGGGGAATAAATGATAAAAGATTATGATTTTTGGCGTGCGCAAATATCGTCCGCAAAGACGGCTGCACGTTCCTATTGGAATGACGCAGACAGATGTGCAAAGGAATATTGTGCAAAGGGCAAGTATTACAATATATTCTATTCCAATGTGTCAATACTTGACTCAACATTGAACTTGGCTAATCCAGCACCGGATATTCAACGCCGCTTCTTAAAGAACATTGAAGCAGACAAGAAAAAATCAACATTATATTCCACAGTTGCCAAAATATTAAATTGTGGTGTGGAGTGCGTATCCGACTTGTCAAACGTGAACGAAGTCATTAAGAACGACGTCCACAATGCAAACGTGACCGGTTCAGGCGTTGCTTGGTTATCATACGAGCCAAAGATTGTTACTGACGAGCTTGGACAAGAACACATTGCAAGCCAAGACATCAAGATTGACTATTTGAAATACAGTGAATTCTTGCGTTCATCGGCCGAAAAGGAACAAGACGTATGGTGGGTGGCACGCCGTCATTTACTGACACGCAATGAAATATATGAACGCTTTGGCTATAACGCAGACAACAACGAACTTTCATACAAAGCAGACGACACGGACGAAACAAGCCAAAGACGTGCGGAAGTATGGGAAATTTGGGACAAAGCAGAGAAAAAGCGTGTGTTCATTATGCTTGGACACGCACAAAAGGAAATATTGGAAGAAACAAAAGACCCATACGGATTGGAATGCTTCTTTCCGTGTGATGCTTTGACCTTTGTCCACGAAGAAAACAGCGTTGTTCCGGTTGCTGAATATACCTTATATGAAAAGCAAGCCGAAGCATTGGAAAAGATTTGCAAGAAAATCACAGACAACCAAAGAAGCGTCAAACACGTTGGCGTTATCGGTTCGCAAGATAAGAACATTGCGCAAGATATTGCACGTGCAAAAGATGGCGATGTATTGTCTATGCCGGTTGTGGCCGATATTCAAGGCAACGTAAATAACTTAATCGGGGTTGTTCCGATTGACCCTGTTGTGAACTTGCTCAACACTTTGGAAGCACAAAAGCAACAGATGATCCAAAATATCTATGAATTGACAGGCATTTCCGACATTATGCGTGGCGCAACAGACCCACGTGAAACGGCAAAAGCACAGTTAATCAAAGGTGTGTTTGGTTCGCTTCGTTTCCAAGACAGACAAAAGCAAGTGCAAAACCACCGCAAGAACATTTACAAGATTATTGCGGAAATCATTGCAGAGCATTATGACATCGACACCATTTATGAAATGACCGGTGTTATCTTGCCGCGTGCAGAACAAAAAGCAAACATTGAAGCGCAAATCAAGTTATTACAGACACAAAACGCACCGATACCGGAAGGAATTATGCGTCAATACGAAGATATGCGTGAGCTTCCAACGTGGGAAGAAGTGCTTGAAGTATTGCGTTCAGACAAATTGCGCAATTACACTGTGGAAATTGAAACAACGGCAACGGCATTTGATAACAAGCAAGAATTGACGGAAGCCATTAACAACCTGACGCAAACTTATGTCAGTATGTGCCAATTAGCAGCAAACTTGAATAGCCCAGAACTTGTCAAAGGGTTTATTCCGGTAATGAAGATGAACATTGCGAACTGCCGTGTATCGTCATCAATATCGAAACAGTTGGAAGATGCTATTGACGGCGCATATCGTGAAATGGACGAGAAGTTAAAGCAACCGCCACAAATGACACCGGAACAAATAAAGGCAAACACAGACGTTCAAATTGCTATGAAGAAGCTTGAAGTCGAGCTCGCCAAGATACAAGGAGAACATCAATACAAGCAAGAAGAAATCGCTATCAGACGCGAAGAAGAAGCACGTAAAAACCGTGAACTTGACGCGCAAATCTTCTTGGAACAGGAAAAGCTGAACAAGACCGGTGGCGAAGTTAATGTTGCCGGCGATATTCGCGATCTGGTATAGAGTTTAAAAGAATTTATAAACCCTGCCGAAATGGTGGGGTTTTTTGTTATTCCCGAAAGGGTTTCGGCGTAATGGGTAGTCCGCCGTAACAATAGAGCCTAATCACAACAAAAGGAAAAAAATATGCAAGACACTCAAATAGAAGAGCAGGTCGAACAAATCGACAAAGACACAGAAGAAGAACAAATCGTGGACAGCGAGCCGGAAGATGACGGTATTCAAATTCCTGACGATTGGGAACCTGATGTTAAGGACTTTGTCAACGGCATTTCTGACAAGGCAGGTAAGAAAGCGGTTTTTGATAAGATTAAGAACCTTTCCGATGGTTATATGAAAAAATATCAAGAGTTGGCAACACAACGCAAACAATTTGACACCGACAAGCAAGCGTTTGAAGGCAATAAGAGTTTGTTTGATGGTTATTCCGGCTTTGATAAAAGCATAGCACCTGAAATGCGTAATGCGATTTTAGGTCAGTATGGAAGCGTTCCGGCTTATATGACGGCACTTTACAATATGGATATGATGGCATCACGCGATCCAAGAAGCTTCTTAATCAACTATTGCAATAACAATGGCATCACGGCCGAAAACTTAAACGAGTTTTTGACGGGACGTGAATATCAACAAGCGCAACAAACCACCAGTCAAGAAGAGCTGAAAAAGCAAATTTTACAGGAAATTAAGCAAGAACAAGCTCAAAAGCAAATGATTGACACGGTTACCGCGTTTGTCAATGAAGTTGATGAACAAGGACAACCGAAACACCCGTTGCTTTCCGATGATGCGTTTGTGGCCGATATGGATGCGCTTCAAAGGGCTTTCCCGAACAAATCTTTGGAAGAATTGTATCAAATGACGGTCAATATGCGACCGGATTTGCGTCAAAAATCCATTGAAGAAGAAGCACGGAAAATTGAAGAAGCAAAGGATGTTGAAAAGGCAAAACGAGCTTTGGGCGTTCACACTCAAACACCTGTAAATAGAGCAAAACCCGACAAGAGTTGGGCTGATGTTTTGGACGAGCAAATTGATAGCTTGCCCGATGATTAAATTTAACCCTAACAAGAAAGGAAACTATTATGGGTGCAGAAGCAACATTAAATATTGTATCGACTACTCTTAATGCGTGGTCTGATAAGGTCTTTGATAACGTAACAAACAACAATGCTTTGTTATATTACTTCAAAAAATTTGGTAAATTGGGATTGGTTGGTGCTGGTAAAGTTTCAACCGGTTCTATTGAAACACGCAACGGCGGCAAACAAATCGAAGAAGATATTTCTATCGGAACAAACTCCAACGTAGGTTTCGTTGCTTATAATGAAACAGTTGGAACAGACGCTGTTGACGTATTACAAACAGCAGTTTATAACTGGAAATACTGCTATGGAAACGCTGTTTTGTGGGGCGCACAAATTGATATGAACGCCGACAGCAAATTCCGCAAACACAAATTGGTTGAAGAAGTCATCTTGAACGCAGAAGAAACAATGGTAAATGCCGTTGGTGCTGCATTGTTCAATACTGCTGACAGTGATTCCGTTGATGGTTTGCCTGCTTTGATTACAGATGACGGCACCGGAACTGTTGGTGGCTTATCAACAACCACATATCCAAATTGGAAAAACCAATTCGTGAACGTTGATGCAGATGCAGACGCAGCCACATTACAATTAAAAATGGCTGAATTGTATCGTAAATGCACACGTGGTTTGTCAGCTCCTGATTTGATTGTAACCACACCGGAATTGTATGGCAAATATGAATCCGCTTTGACAGCATTACAACGTTTCAGCTCTCCGAAATTGGCTGATGCCGGTTTTGAAGCTTTGAAATTCCACGGCGCAGACGTTATCTTTGATGAAAACTGTCCTGCAAACCGTATGTATTTCTTGAACACAAAAGCAATCGCTTTCAACTTCCACCGCGATCAAATGTTCAAAGTAGGAAAGATGGAAAAATTGTTCGGTCAAGAAAAATACAGCTGGCCGGTAACCGCTATGTGCAACTTCTCTGTCCGTTCAAGACGTGATTTAGGGGTTTTGGTTGTTGGCACAGCCGGTTCAAGCTCATAGTAAGCTAACAGTGGAAGGGGGATTAAGTTCCCCCTTTTGCTTTATTTATAGGGAAACATAATGAATAAATTTATTGATAACGTTTCAGAAACAAAAACAAAGACAAGCACACGTTCAAGGGTAAAGGAAAAAGCACTCTTGAAAGGCGTAGAAGTCGTAAATGTAGGCAGTAAGCAATTTATTATCTGCCCAAAATGTAATTGGAAACACGTTTATACGGAAGAAAAATGCCGTTTTTGTGGAGAAACTTTAAGGGGGTAAGATGCAATTACTTCAATTAGCAAATCAATGCTGTGGAAGAACAGGGGATACGCCATTACGTTCTTTGTTTGAAAACGAAGATAATGCGCTTGAATGGTTAGGATATATCACGCAAGCCGCACAAGCAATCAAAGACGAACATAGGTGGAGTATAACCAAAAAGGACGTAACCATTGTAACGTCAGGCAATAAAGCGGAATATGACTTGCCGGAAGACTTTGATGAAATGGTAACATACCAAATCTACAACATCAGCAACCAAAGATTTATTCCTTGTGCTTCCGATGATGAAGAATTGTATAAACAAGCGACAAGGAATGTGAGCCAATCGACAATCCGCTATCGTATTATGGACAACAAGATTGTGTTCACATACCCAATCGAAGACGGAATTACGCTAAAATACACGTATATGTCAAAAAACATAGCAAAGTATGTGGACGCAGACAATAACGTTACATACTTGCCGGAATTTACACACGATACGGACGAGTTCGTATATGACAACGAGCTTTTGATTTTGAAAGCCATTGCATTGCGTTCGGTCAATTTGGGCTTCCCTGACGCAGACAGACGCGAAGCAGACTATCAAGACAGATTGGCAAAATGCGTGGCAAAAGATGGTGGCAATATGAAGTTCAACCTGAATGGCGAAGTTTTGGTTAATAAAACAACACCGGTATTATGGAGTCAATACTAATGCAATTAAACTTAACATCTTCTTTTGGTGGCTTAAACTTGATTGACCCGTTGGATAATATGGGTGCGGAGTTTGCAATCCAAATGGACAATATCATACCTGAAGCAAACGGGGATAAAGTCCGTGCTGGTTGCGTTAAAAAGCTATCCACCGGTGCATCAATGCTTATTCCATCGCCAATTTCGACAAAAGAACGTTTAATATGCTATGGGGACGGCGAATTTAACGCATATGCTCCAAGCGACTTTGAAACAGTAAAGGCAACCAAGAACGGCTTTACATCAGACGCGTGGAAATATACGCAGTTCACAGATGGTGCCGGCCAAGCATACACAATTATAGCAAATGGTGTGGATACTGCACAAAGCTTTACAAATGACACCTTTGCAGACTTGGGCTATACAATGACCGGTATTAACTACTTGGACAGCCCGTTATCGTTCAAGAACAGACTTTACTTTGTGTGTGATGATTGGACAGTGTGTTATAGTGGCGTGCAATCAATAACCGGTTCATTAACCACCTTTGAAGTCGGTTCATACTTTAAAAAAGGCGGCAAGATTTTAACAATAGAAAACTGGACGCAAGATGCCGGACAAGGAATTGATGACTTGTTTGTTATCATATCCACCGAAGGCGAAGTGATGATTTACAAAGGAACATCGCCCGAAGCAACCGATTGGCAAACATTAGGTGTATTCCAAATTCCGCGTCCTGTTGGCAAATGGTGCTGTGAAAGCGTAGGCGCAGACATTCTTATCATTACAGAGCAGGGTTATTTGCCTTTGTCCGTTGTATTAAGCGATATACGAGCAAATAGAACGTCAATAAGCGGTAAAATCAACCCGATTGTTAATGGAAAGGATTTTACAAAGCGTTGGGAAATACACTTTTATTCAACGGCTGGTTGGGTGTTTATCAATGCCCCATCAAACGTTCCACAATACGCACACGAACAGCACGTTTTGAACATTAAAACAAACGCTTGGTGTCGTTTTTTGGGTTGGGACGGTCAATCGTTCTGCGTGTTAAACGATATGCTTTTCTTTGCCAATGCAAACGGGGTATATCAAGCCAATCAAGGCTCATCAGATGACGGAAAATACATTGTTTATAAGGTGCAAAAGGCATACAACCAGTTCGGAACGCCATTAAAGAAACAACTGATGCGCATAGTTCCACGTTATTCATCATATTCAAATGACGAATTATACAAGTGCATAAACGCTGATTTCAAGGAAGGAAGAAACCGTTTAATTATCGAAAGAACAAACAACGGTTATCAATCCTATTGGGATTTGGCTATATGGGACGAAAGCTATTGGTCTGACGAATATCAGGCATACTCAACGCGAGCAAGTGTGCAAGCAAAGGTTGGCTCATTCTTGTCTGTTGGCTTTTATGGAAGAACAAAGACGGAGTTCGAGCTTTATTCAACGGGTTTAATCATAAAGGCCGGAACGGGTCATATTTAACAGAAAGGGGAAACAATAATGGGGTTTGGTTTAAAAAACGCAATAAAGGCTGTGGCCGGAGTGTACACCGGTGGCGCAAGTATTTTGGGCGAAAAAGCATTGGATTTGGCAAAAGGCAAAAAAGCACCGAGTTATGACGGAACAAACGCGGCATATACAAGTCAACAAGGTGTGGAATCCGATTTGGGTAATTATAGTTATCGTGTCAATGATGATGGCTCAATTACGAAGGTGTTTGAATCATCTGATGCAGATAAGACAAGAAACGACTTAATCAATCAAGGACTTGGCGCATTATCGCTTGATCCACAAGCAACGCAAGACGCTTATTACAATCAAGCTACACGCTTACTGAATGAAAACTTTGACAAGCAACGTGCAGACACAGACGAAATGTTAATCAATCGTGGCATTCAAACAGGCACAAAACAATACAATGACGTTATGAAGAATTTGACAGACCGCCAAAACGGAACATTGCAAGACATAGCAAATCAAGCTGTGTATATGGGCAATCAAAATCTAGGGCAACAAATTGGAAACATAAACTCATTGGCCGGTGGACGTGATATTAACACACTTGCTCAAATCAATGGTGGAAGCAATACGGCAGCGCAAGACAATTACTATTCACAAATTTACAAGAATTATGATACAGACAGACGCAATTCAAAGATGATGCAATTCTTTGCAGAAACACCTGCAACGGGATTTGCAAATGCAGTTAGTGGGTTCTTTTCTGACAAGCGTTTAAAAGAGAACTTGAAAAAGGTTGGCGCATTAGCAAACGGATTAAACGTCTATGTTGGCAATTACAAAAAGGAAACAGGGCTTGACACACGCCCACAATTATTCTTGTTAGCGCAAGAAGTAAAAGAGAAGCATCCGGAAGCCGTAGGCCGTAAATTTGGCGCGTTGACGGTTGATTACAAAAAAGCAGTAAAATAACGAAAGGAGCAAATAAAATGGCATTAAGTTTAGGCGAATTGATAGCAGCAGCGCAAGCACGTGAATCTATGAAAGACAGTGCGGACAGATGGCAAAACGCAGTCAATAACACATCATACGGAATTGGCAGTATTTTGGGATATATCTACGGCGGAAAGCTTGCCGGTAATTTATATGGCGGACAACAAGGGACACAAGGCGCGCAAGCACAGCAATACGCAAATGGTATTGATTTAAGACCATAGGGGGAAACAATGGCGAGTGGATTTATTAACGGATTTGCCGGTCAAAATAACAGTGGACTTGCACTTGGCTTTCAAATGGGTGCAAGACGCGGTTTAGCGGCCGGTATGCAAAAATACGTTGGGGCAAATGATGATATTGCAAAGAAGCAAGCGTTGTCTGAAATGGCGGCTTATGATCCGAACACAGCAGTTCAAATTCTTGGGCTTGAACGTCAAGACAGAATTACGCCTTATCAACAAGCGCAATTAGACTTGGCAAGATTAAAGATTGAAAAAGCAAAAGAGAACGCCGTCAATGGTGGTTTCCGTCAATGGTTGGTTGAAAAAGCGTATGACGAAAACGAACCAAAAGAAAAGCGTGATTTGTGGCTTGGAATGGCAAAAGCATTAGCACACGACCCACAATTAAAGGGAACTGAAACGTATGAAAACACGGTTGCTAAACAATTAGCAGAAGCCGGACAACCATATCAACCAATCGACAATCAAGCAGATTTCCAAAACGAAACACTTGAAAATCAAGCAATGGTTCAACCAATTCAACGTCAAATTCCAACAGTTGCATCTTTGGCGGCAGATAAGAAGCGTGCAGAAGAAGCAGTCAACCTTGAATTTGCGCCACAAAAGAAGCTAGCAGAAAAAACAGCAGAACAACAAGCAACATACAAAAAGCAGTCTGCTGAATTGCAAGCAAGATTGCCTGCCTATGACAAGTTAATTGAAGAAATAAAGGCAAACAAAGACATTCTTGGAAAAGTGAACGCAATCAACTTCAAGATTGGAGAATGGACAGATGGCACATTTGGTTTAAATGATGATGAACGCACAAGATATAGTTCGATAAGCCGTCAAATTGGCGATTTGAAGTCAAACTTGATTTCAAGAGCAAAAGCGGCCGGTCAATCTGGTATCAATACAGCACGTGAAATTGAAATGGCAACAGCCGGTATTAACTTTGATATGTCTGCGGCGTCTTTGATTGGTGCTATTGAAAGATTAAAGGAACAAGAACAACGTTTGAATGACGCTATTGCCGCATATAACGGTGGCGAGATTCAACCACAACAAGACGTTATTTCATACGAAGAATTTATAAAATAAGGGGGTAAAATGCCTATTGTTCAAATGCCTGATGGTGTAAAGGTCAATTTTCCTGACGCTATGCCAAAGGAACAAATAAAAGAAATTATTGTTCAAAAATATCCTGAATTGTCTGTCGGTGCAAATACTCAAAACGCACCACAATGGCAAAAGGATATTGCGGACAGAATGGTAAGCGAAGGAAGAGAAGACTTAAATCTTGGCGATTACGCAAGCATACTTAAACACGCAAGCTATGACGCAACAAAAGCGTTGGGTGGCCGTGTTTTAAGTGGTTTGACATTTGGTGCTTCTGATTGGCTAGCAAGAAAAGCCGGAGTTAATCCGAACAAAGAAATTGAAGATATGATTGACAACGCAAAAACCAAAAGGGGAGCTGCTGCTGTTGGTCTTATCTCTGGATTAAGCGAAATGGCAAGTGCTTTTCCAACCGGTCGTGGATTGTATAAGGGCGTAAATTCAGGATTGTCTGCTATTCCAAAAGCCGGAAGTAAATTGCGTTATTTAACACCGGCTGTTTCTGGTGCAATTACTGGTGGTTCTTATGGTGGTTTCCAAACAGACAGTGTGGAAGGGGCAAAACGTGGTGCTATTCGTGGTGCTATTATAGGGCAAGCCATTGATTTGGGCGCACGTGGATTGAATAGGGCTTTTTCTGCACTTGATAAAGTCAAAGGCGTTAAACGTGGATTGCCAAATGTAGTTGAAAGCAACAAAGGGACGTCAACGTTGAATGCGGCATTGAAGCAAGACAAAAAGATTGCTCGCCAAATTTATGGGGAAGTTCCTGACGCAAAGCAACAAATCAACTTGAAAATGGCATACACGATGGACGATGCTGTTAAAGGCGGAAGTCAAAAAGGAACAGTAGCATCTGCAAAGCAAGCATATCGTGAGTTCTTGGATGCAAACAAGGGCGAACAAATCGTGCAAGGGAAGTTCACACCGGCACAATATCAACAAAACTTGAAAAAGTGGTTTGAAGGAAGTAAGGTTGTAGATGCAAAAGGCAATCCATTGAAGGTATATCACGGAACAGACGCAGAGTTTGATAAATTTGATATAGCAAAAGGTCGTCAAAATATGGACATTCAAGGGAGCTTTTTCTCGCCTTATGAGTTGGATGCAAAAGGTTATGGTCGAAATGTAAAAAGTGTTTATTTGAACATTAAAAATCCGGCAGATGAAGCAACCGCATTTGGTGTTTTGAACAAATATAAAGGTCAAAATGGTGCTGGAGTAAAAGCGAGAGAAGAACTGCAAAAAATGGGGTATGATGGTGTTTTTAATGGACAAGATGAATATATTGCATTCAATCCAAAACAAATCAAATCCGTCAACAACACTGGTGCATTCACAAAATCTGCTAGCTTAACTGACAATGGCGTTGTTCCACCACCGAAGCCGTCTGATTTAGGTTTAACAGACCTTACGGCAAACCAAAAAGCGTGGTTAAACAAAGCGTGGGTGCAAGGTCAACGAAATACGCTTGAAAAAGCAGGTTCGTTAGGACATTTGAACGAGATGAGCAAAGAGCTTAACGATATGATACAAGCATCACGCACAGCAAATCCGACAGGCGTTGGAACGGTTGCCACATCTGATACAGTAGCTTTGGAAGGATTGAAGCACAAACTTGACAAGGTTATTACAGATTCCGGCTTAAAGGACATCAAGACGCAATACGCACAAGCGAAGTCAATAGAAGATGCCTATAAAATGGGATTAAACTACAAACCAAACGCAATAAAGACACGCAATCTTGGATTTGGAACGCAAGAAGAAAAAATTGCATTCACGGAAGGATTGTTTGAACAAGCAAAGACAAATCCGTCAAATTCAAACATTGCAAAAGAAATCTTGGCAAATCAAGACATATTGCGTGAAACATTACCGAAAAACACATTCACATCACTTGTAAAGCAGGCAAGAACAAACAGCTTGTCTTATGACAGATTGAATGCGATGGAAAAAATGGCGGCAAAGAAACTTGGTGCGGCAGATCCTGTTTTGGGAAAGGTTGAACGTTTGGCAGAGTATGGCGAAAGTGCTGGTGCGCTTGTTGGAAGTGCGCTTGACTATGCAAGAAAGATTGCTTCGTTTAATCAAGCATCACGGGCGGCAAACATCTTGCTTAACTCAAAAAAGCCGGTAGGTCGTCCTTTATATGACATCATACAGCAATACTTGCCGACATCTGCTGTAATACTTAAAGAAAACAAAGCGAAAGGAGCAAAATAATGGCATTTGATGGAAACGGAAACTGGGTGTCTGCTTTTTCTGCGGTAGCCGATAAGGACGCAGGATACAAGATTTTGGCATCTCGGTTTGACAATATCTTTATTGCGGACATTACGCAAGGCTTTGACAACTGCGTGACACGTGACGGTCAAGGCATTATGCAGACGAACACAAACGCAAACAATTATCGTGTGATTAACGTTGCCAATCCGACAGACGATAAAGACGCGGTCAACTTGGGGACATTAAACACAAAGGACGCACTTGCTGTTCATTTGGCAGGGACGGAAACAATAACTGGCGACAAAACGTTCACGGGCAATGTTTCTTTTTCGGATGCAGATGTAAAAGAAAATTTTGTTGCTCTCGGTATGCCTGATTATACATCAGGAGTTACAATATCTTCTAATTATGAAGCACCATCAAACGGATATTTAAGAGTTCAAGCATATATAAATGGTGGAATTGCGTATGGTTATATTGACGGCATTCCCGTTTACCAATGGTTTGATGACGGCAACTCACGTGGTACTTCATTTATACCAATAGCAAAGGGTTCTATTTGGACTTGTTCTGTTGGATTTGAAGTACAGGAATTTTATCCGTGTGTAGGAGGTTAAAAATGAAAAAATACGCAAAGATTATAAATAAAAAAACAAAAGAGTGTTCTGTCGGTTTGGGGACAAATGTTGAATTTTACGAATCTATCGGAATGACAGAAATGGATGTTGAAAAGGCATACAATGGATCTTGGTATGTTCAAGGATTTGCGCCAACAAAACCGGCAGAAACACCAAAAGAAAAACTAGACCGTCTTGAAATGGAATACCAAATGCCGCGCTATGTCCGTGAAGGCATATTGGCCGAAGGAAGCCCTTATTCAGACTTTACAAAGGCAAGGGCGCAAGAACTTGAAGATATAGCTGAACAAATCAGACGTGGCTAATATGATTGACGCATTATACATTCTTGGACGTGGCTCAAAGCAAGATGATATGGAATTGCGGTTAAGTCTGCGTAGCTTGGAAAAGAACGCGCGTAATCTTGACCGCATTTTCATTGTAGGCAACTGTCCTGATTGGGTGCAAAATGTTATTCATATACCGGAAGAAGACAAGTGCTTTCCTTTTTCAAATCACATCAGAAAGGTTTTGCGTGCGATTGAAGGTGGTATTTCGGACAATTTTCTGTTAATGAATGACGACTTTTTTATGATGAAGCCATTTGATGCGGAAACATACCCGTATTTTATTCGTGGGGAAATGTTTAACGACAAACAAGGCGGATCATACAGGGCTATGCTTAATCGGACAGTTAGTATATTGAATAAGAAGGGCATTGACAAAGTCCTTGCCTATAACTGCCACGTTCCAATCATTTACAATGGGGAAAAGTTCTTACAGATAAAGAAGCTTTGGCAAAAGTATGAACGCGATGACATTGGTTTTTCGCCACGCGTTGTTTATGGCAATTTGTTTGTTAAAACTGGCGAAGTTATCAAAGATCCAAAAGTGTTTGATGATACTATGCCAAAGGAAATCGGAAAATCCGGTTGTATATCTTCACACTCCAACAGCGTTAATTTTTTGAAGGAAATAGAAAAGATATTTAACCAACCGTCAAAGTATGAAAGGGGAAACAATGACGACACGGGCAGAGAATGAAGCAATAGGGCGTATTGACGAAAGAACAAAGATAATGGCTGAAACATTGGATAAGGTTGTTGCCAACACAAACACGCTGACCGGAGTTGTCGGACGGCATACTGCATTGCTTGAAGGGGAAAACGGTCTGATTAAGAAAGTTGAAACTTTAAGCGAAGTTGTTGAAAAGCACGACCGCTTTCTATACCGCGTTTCCGGCGCAATCGCCATTTTGCTCTTTCTGTGGGAAGTTATAAAGGAATTCATCAAATGAGTAATTATTTTATAGATAAATACGAAGAAAACAGGTTGGTTGCATATAAATGTCCTTCCGGTGTTTGGACAATATCACAAGGCATTACTTTCTATCCAAACGGCCAACCAATAAAAGAAGGGGATGAAATATCAAAAGAATTTAGTGAGGTTCTCGTCAATGATTATTTGATAAAAAACGTTCATCCTGTAATAAAAAGATTAAATAAAAACCTTTCACGAAGACAAAAAGAAGCGTTGGAAAGTTTAATTTTCAACATAGGTGCGCCGGCATTTGAAAAATCAAAGCTCCGTAAGGCAATACTTGAAAACAATTCAGAACAAATATTTAAAAATTGGGACTGGATTAAGGGCAATGGTAAAGTATTGAACGGTCTTGTTAAACGTAGAGCAGAAGAATTGTCTTGGTATTTATCTGATATATGAAAAATGGAGTGATAAAATGACAAAAGAAAAAGAAACAAAAAAACAAAGAGCAAAAGATTTTGTAAAAAACAACAAGAAAAAATGCCTTGCCGCGTTATTGGTAGTTGTTGCCGGTGTGGCTTATGTGTTCTTTGGGTATGATCTGAACACAGACGTTATTGTTGACAAGATTTGTGCGTTAATTGGCGGTTGCTAATGAACCTTGTAATTGTTTTGGCTGTTGTTTCAATCATTATAATTGCTTTTGTTTATTCAATAGGCAAATTGCACGGTATTCAAAGGCAAAAGGTCAAACAAAATGAAGAAAGACTTAACAATATTTTGCGCGCTTGTTCTGCTCGCACTAATGCTGACGTTGACAAGTTGCGTAAGAAGTACCGGCGTTCCGTGTGAAGCATTAACGACTATATATTATGACGAAATACGCCCACTGCGTTCCGAAATAGATGTATTGCGTAATAATGCTGTTATAGAGGCAATGTGCAATGAATAAGAAACAATCTTTGTGGCTATTGCTTCCGGTTATGCTGT